ATCTACACCTACAAATTTATATTGGTTTACTACTGCCATTAATCTAAAAAGAAGCTTCTAGCTTCTATCTCCTGTTTTAATTCTTCTTGAAATGTTGTGTTTAATTTTTCAAGAACTGCATCTAAATCTCTTACTAAAGATTGAGATATGTCTTGATCATATTCTTGACTTGCTCTGGTTAATGATTGTACTATCTTTGCCATTATGTTGTATATAAATTTTTAGCTCGTTCTAATAACATAGCACGTAATTCATCAGTGCTTGCTAAACCTGCAGCAAGTGGATCTAGTGTGCTGTCCGCTCCTAAAAATCTTAAAATTAATTCATCATCACTAGTATCACCAGTACCATCACCATCACCAGTACCATCATCAGTACCATCATCAGTATAAACATCCATAATACCTTGAGTTGAATCTCCTTGTGCTGCACGTGCGTTAATTGCATTCTGACTTAATTCTGTGCCACCATAAGCTCCAACATTTCCAAGCGTTCTTTGTTTCATATAATCGTTGTAACCATCTATTCCATAACCAAAAGGTTCACCAGTTTCAGGATTTATTTTTGCTCCAATATTTTTGTCAGAAAAAAATTTTGTATTTACATTGTAAGCAAGTCTACCTAACGTGTTACCTATAAAATTTACACTAGGAATTTTACTTTTAAATCGATAAGGTGTGTTTAACAGTTGATTATTTAACTCTATATTTTTTAATCTTTGAGTTTCTAACCCTGTATTATATGTAACACCTGGAACATAACTTGGCCCAATCATATCAGGAACTTTTGGAGGACCTTTAAATGTTGGTCCACCATGAATACTACTTGGAGGAAAATTTGTTGTTGGCGGTTTATCACCACCTTGAGGAGGTTTAGCGGGTGGTGCTTTTGGTGCGGTGTATGTCATATCTGGATTCCCACCTCCTGGAGGACCACCTGGAGATATATTACCTGGACCACCTATATCTCCAATTCCATCATTGTTTAAACTTATTATTCCTCCAGGACCTTTGTTAGGTCCATTCTTTAATGAGTTATGTAAATCTTTTTTAATTAATAAATCTTTTTCTTTTTTTGTAATATATGCTAATTCTGTTTTTGGATGACCTGGACCAGATTTCCATTTAAGAGGAACATTACTTATTGTTTTTTGTTTACCTAGGTAGTTTCTAATACCACCCTGTACATCATAACTAATTTTTTTATCTACTGACATTATCTTCTTCCTCCAGCATGTATATCTAACCTAAAAGTCCCTAGTTTCCAACTAGTATCTACTGCTGTATTAGATATTGTAAGAGCTATGGCTCTTGCTCTAGCTCGTGTATCTACTTTTGTTGTAGTAGATGACACGGTAAACGGACCAAGTGATGAGCTAACTGCTGTGTCACTAGGATAATCTCTTAAATCTAATTGTATAATAGCATTTCCTTGTTGTGATATAAAATCAGGAATAATTCTACTAACTCTCATAATGTTTTCACCATCACCTCTAAGGTCAGCCATATTTGTAGCGGCCCCTCTTATAACTTTTTGTGTAATATCATAATCACCAGAAGTAATATTAGATGGAATTGCAACAGGAGTAGCTCCTGCTTCTTGTTGATTAACTCCTGTTTCGTGTTCAAAATATGTTGATACTCCTTCAGTGTTTCCAACAACATCAAACGATGCATCATCACTGGCGTTGTATTTAGTTGCATGTGGTAAACCAAATACTGCTGAGTCTTGCCAAGTAGTTCTTGAAAATAATGAACTTGCATTTGTAAACCATATAGGTCTTTTAGCAGTTGAATCTAAATAACTATATGTAACTGATCTACTATTTAAATTAGAAGTAGCAGTTGGATAAAACCAAGTAATTTCTCCAAACAAGTTATTAATACCACAATACACTAATTGATTAGAAGTTGTATTAAGATCATCATAAACATAATCTTCAACTAAACAGTCCATAGATTCTAGTTTACCAGTAAACCTAAAGAAACCATTGTCAGACATCCAATAAGCAGCACCATCAACTTCAACAGCTGCGTTCTGTCCTATCAATCCACAGTTAGTTCCAACCTGTTCAAAAGCAAATGTAAATGGAGTGCCAACAAATCTCATAGTAAACATCGACGTATCACTCCAAATGTAAATTGCATTTCTACCTAATGTAGCCCCCATGATCCGTGATCCGGCGGCCAGTCTTTGTGTACCAGCACTATTCTCAGCTGTTGGTGTATAGTCTTCTATGTTTTCTTGAGATGAAAATCTTATAAACATATCATCTTGTGATGTTTTAGTTCCAATAGTTGTTTCAGTTCCAAAAAATACTAAGTGACGATCTGGAGTAGAGACTAACATATCACGTGACGCTGTTGGTGCGTTTGGAATAATAACAGCTCTAACACCTGTTGCATTAGGTGCATCCCCATCCCATTTAAAACATTCACCATTATGAATTAATGCAATAAGAGTTGTGCCTAGGTTGTCCAAGGACCATAGACCTGGATCAATTACTGAATCGGTATTAGCTGAAGGTGAACCCCAACCTGTAAAAGAAGATGTGTTAGTTACTGTTGCGCCGTTTAAATGAGTTGCTGCTGTTGTTCCTCTGGCTCCTCTACCAATTCCTGTTATTTTATTTCCTGTAATACCTGTGTAAGATATTTCTTCAGTTCCTATTAAAATATGATTTGTACCTGTAGAAGGAAACCCTGTAGTGCTAGTTAATGTAATCTCTGTGCTAGAACTATTGTTTCCTCCAGTTGTTGCAGTGATTGCTCCGTTTAAAGTAGTAGTGATAGCTCCTAAAGAATTACCACCCCATAAAGATATACCCCAACCAAAGGCTCCTAGTTGTTCAGCTGGTCCTACATGATAATATTGAAAAAATTTAACTCCACCAGATGTAGTTGCACCAGAACCTGTTTCATTAGTAGGCATTGTAATTGTAATAGTAGTGGGTGAAGGTACACTAGTTATCATAAATTTTTTATCATTAAAATCTGCAGCGCTATAGTTTGAATTTGTAATTGTACTAAAATCACTAAATAAAATAATATCTGAAACTTGAAAATTATTTGTTGTTGGAAACGTTATAGTAACTGTGGGTGATCCATTAGTCGTGCTAAATGCATTTGTAATTGCTGTACCTGTTGGATTAACTAAAGGGTGGATGTCATAATAGACTCCACCTGAATAAATATATAAAATTTTATTAGTACCTATTGCTGAAAATTTATTAGAAGCTGTATTAACAAAATGATGTAAACCTCTAGCAGCACCAGTAAGTTTTGATACGCCCAATTGATTCCAACCTCCTATTTTTTCAGGAGTACCGTATCTAAAACGTACGTTTTCACCATCTACCCACTGGCTTTCGGCCCCGGTCTCTGTGACTTGTTTATTAAATCCTGGTAAAAATCCTAGTTTTTGTAGCATAAATTAATTCCTAGTTTAAAATATACTAGAACTCTAGTTATATCAACATATGTTATAGGTAGAAAATTAAACTACGAAGCTGTGTGAGCTTTACCAGCAACGATAGCCGCATTAACTGCAGTCATATCTTCTGAAGTCCAGTAATCTTTAGCAACCATAAGTTCTAGGTGTTCAACATTTCTGTCAACAGCTGATTGTCTATCAGCAGCTTCTTTGTCACTCATTTTAGATCCATCAATAATGCCATTGATTAGATCTATTGAATGACCCATAGCTGTATAATCTTGTGCTATTTCTTCTGCTGTTTTTACATCTTCGCTCATAATATTTTCTCCTTATATTGTTGCGCAAGCAACAGTTTTAGTTTTATCAAGTTTTTTAAAATTATCAATAATTATTTGAGGTTCTACCATATTATTTCTAGGGTCACTATCATTAAATTTAACCTCATCCCACTTATCTTCCATGTGAAAATGTAGGTTTTTATTGTGAGAATAACCAAATTGAGTCCAACGTGTACTACCCCAAATAACTACTCCATAAGCTTTAGCTGATGGTGAAAAGTGTTGTAGACAACTATCAATACTAATGAACCCTTCAGCACCTTTTAACATTTCATGGATCTGAGCCCAATGTAAATCACATCTAATAGTTTTTTGATAGTGTGGTTCGTTAGGTAAAACACAGTTAATTATAGTAGTATCAGGGTATTCTTCTTGCAACATATTAACTACTTGTTGAGCAAGATAAGGTTGATAGTTTCTATTTGGATTAATGTTTTGATACTTAACATTGTCTCCATAATTCCATTTAGATTGACCACCAGATAATTGTATTAATATATATTTACCAATTTCATTATCAGCTAACCATTTAGTAACAGCTACTTTATGATTGTCTGTATAAATTTTACCTGTCATAGATCTATTAAAATCTACACCGTAATGTTCACAGTAACTTTCAATAATATGTTGCTTACCAAATTGAAAATTAGATTTGTATGGCTCACAATAAAATATATTATTAGATGCCATGATCCTTGGATCTTGTAAAGGTATGGTTTGTTCCAATGCTAGTTTAACATCTGGGTTTCCAGCAAAACAATCTATATAAGGTGTATAAACTTGCACCTCTGATTTTTTTCTTAGTTTAGGTAGTAAAGCAGTGAATGCGGTACATTTACCAACACCGCCTTCTACGACGTACGTATTAAGCATTATATTCCTTTCATATTATTTAAATGGTTTTCCTAGATTCCAAATTACTAAACTTTTTCTTTCTCCATTTGTTATTGGTTTTACTCTATGCCATACATGAGAAGGAAATACAACTATTGATCCTACAGGTAATATTTCTGTGCATATATGGGTTTGGTTTGTTATATCTGGAGGATTGTCTTTAAAATCAAATTCTAATTCTCCTCCATTATAATTTTTTGGGTTAGACAAATTTACTGTTACTGATAATTTTCTTATTTTATCTGATGATTTATCATGTGTATCTCTATGCCAGTTATAAAATTGATTTTTTTTATATGTGGCTACCTGGCAAGATTCTGAAGAATCTATATCAAAATTCCAATTTGCATTTTTATTTGCAATGTTAGTAAAAGGTTGTATTTCTCTATAAAGCCAAGGGTCATTAGTAAAAACAATATTAGTGTTTCTTGTTTTTAAATCCGTTACAACTTTTTTGTTTTGACCAATGGTTCCCTTGTGATGTGATTTATCTTTATATGTTTTTATAATATCTTCACAAGTTCTTTTAGGTAAGGCTTTTTTAAAATACCAATAATAATTTTCTAAACTCATACTATATTCTTTATATAGTATAATATAAATATATTTTTAAAAAAGTAAAGAGATAAATTTAATTCCAAGTAGACGTGGCAGGATCCCAAACATGGGCAGTATTATCTGTAAAATCAACACCCGTCCATCTTTGATTATCTTCGTCCCAACTTATTTTATATCTTTCAATATTAACTTTTACGCTTACAGGATTATCCTCATCAACTGCTGAATCTACTTCAACCAATGGATTAGTTGGTTTTGCAATAGGTGCGTTCCAAATTCCTTCTGAGTCTTTTGTCCATGAAGCATGAGGTTGTTTTGCAATAAATTTACTTAGAGTATAATCATAAACTTTGCCTGTGTGTCCAACATTATCTGGACACTCTATCCATGTTCCATCTGTTTTTAAAACATCTCTTACAAAATTATCAACACTAGAAACTTCTGCATCAATAACGCATCCATCTACAACAACCCATATTTTTTGTCCTACATTAAATGGATCTTGTTGTTCTTCTATTTTTGCTATTGTTTTAAATGCCATAATTAAAATACGATTGTTCCTGTTGTATTAAATGTAACTACTTTAGCTCCGCCATCTGTTGCAACTTGGTTACTTCCAGGAGTTACAGTTATAGATGCTCCAGTGGCATCTCTTAAAATAACTACTCCAGTTCCGCCGGGAC